AGGATCGGCAACGATATCAGCAGCAGTTGCCAACATGAAATCTTCACCGACAATTTTATGACCCTCATTGGTCATTTTGAGTGAACCAACACCACGAGAAGAAACGCCAAGCATTACACCTTCATCAAGAAGGGAAGATGCAATCTTACCCATGGGAGTGTTCAGGATTTGTGCTTTACCCTTGAAGTTACTTCCCTCTCTAACAAGAGAAGTAATCTTATGAGAAACTCTATCAAGGTTTACGGTTGGACCATCAGGATGTCCAAGTTCTCCAAGAGCACGTCCTTTTTGGACGAATGTTTCATTGTATCTTTGAACTTCACGAGAAAGAGTTTCCATAGGGTACATTCTTCCATTGCGATTTTTGATATCGCCCTGGAGGAAAACACCTTCAATGTATAATTTTTTATTAGCACCTTTACCTTCGGTGATAATTTGTACGTTTGAAATTTCTTCTGTGATGAGTTTCATTAGAGGGAATTAGTAATTTGAACTTCTGTGATATGAGTGTCTCCACTTGAACTTGTGGCAATCTTAACCGCTTTTCTGATTTCAGCACCACTAGTAGCAGTGATAACTCCAGTAATTGCTGAAGTATCCCAGTTAAGAACAATCCTGTCTGACTGATATCCATTTCTTGGATCTGTGCTCAAAATACTGGTAACTTCTGCGAAGACAGTATTGATTCCAGTTGGTTGAATTCCTGTCAAAGAAACAAAGTCTCCAACATCAACACAAGAACCAGTTCCTCCTGGGAAAGTTACCGTTGTTGAAGAACCAGTGGTTACTCCAGCAACATTTTGAGATCTAACAGGTTCCTTTAGAAATACAACTTCACCCGCCTTTATCCACAAACTTGTAGAAGTACTAATAGTTGGTGAATATCCAATTTCAACATAAGCATCGGATTCTGGAGCAATTCTTACATGCCCAGATTGTAAAGCAATTGGATCGCTAGTGGAACCTCCACCAACTTTAGCAACTTTTTGAACTATTTTAAAGGCAGACATATCTATTCAAAAGTTTATATTAGTTATTTAGTTATTCCTGTTCCTGTGCTTCACCAGGAATAAACATGGCAGAAGCAACTTCTGGTTTTAAAGAATTGACCCTTTCTGCTGCTTTTGTATAAAGTGTATTTTTAATTGTATCCGAAATATCTTTTGGGGACGAATCAGTCGCAATCAAATCAATTAAATCTTCCATTTAACATCCTATGGTTTTCAAGATTATTTATATTTCAGCTTTTTTGGTGTCTTTTTGTAATTGTACGTCAGTAGTAGCTGCCTGTTGTTCAAGATTTGGTTCTTGTGGAACATCACCCATTAGTCCAACATCACCTTCTTGAGGTAATGGTTCTCCAGTAATTGGATCTACACTGCTTGGATCTGGAATAATTCCATTCTTGATTTCTTGCTCAATTTGAGTATCAATATCGATAATTTCTTGATCAGTCTGGCGAAGAATTCTTTTGCGAACATATTCAACAGAAAAATATTTTCCAATATATGGTTCCATTGTTGAAAGCAGTCCAAGTCTATCATTCAACATTTCGGACTCTTTGAGTTCTGCAAACTGATTATCATATAAGAAATCATACTGAATGTGATCATTAATTTGCTCCCAATCTTCTGGAGCAATCACGTTCTTGAGAATCAATTGCGTTCTCAACATGTCATTGAACATATTTGAAAAACGCTTTCTTAAACGACCGACAAACTTGGAAAACTTAAGTTCGTCTCTTAAAATTTCTGATGATCTTCCAAGATTGAATCCACCATCATTGGCAATTCTTGATTCTGGAACATTTAGGGATCTATAAAGTTTTTTCTGGAAGTATTCAACATCAGTTAATTCTCCAAGATTTTGTCCACCAGGAAGTGTGGTGATTTCTGTGCCACGACCACCCTCTCTTCTTGGAAGCCAGAAATCTTCCATCATCGACATAAACTTGCGATCATCACGAACTTCGCCAGTATTGGCGTCATAAACCAACTTATTTCTGTAGCGAGACATAACTTCACGAAGGTATTGCTCTGCTTTTACCTTTGGAAGATTGCCAACGTCAATATAGAAAATTCTTCTTTCTGGTGCTCTTGACAATCTGTAGATAACAAGTGAATCTTCAATCATGCGGAGTTGATTGAGAGATTTAATTGCTTTATGAAGATATGACAGACAAGTTCCTTTGTTTCTATCAAATAAACCAGAGGTTACATATGTGATAGAATCTTTGGCAATCTTGATCGATCCTTTGCTACTTGCGGATGAAGAGAATACTCCAGTAGGATAATTTGGTTTCGGGGTATATACATAATACTCTTCAATTTCTGGATATACTTGCTTCTTCATATCCGTTGGACTTTGAAGTGCCCCAATATCTCTTTTGTTTGTCTTTTTTTCTTGCCTGACAAACTTCATCTTCATGGGATCAATGTATCTGATCTCTTGAATCCCATCTTGAGGTTTTTTTATATCAATAACTTTTAGATAATAAAGTCTACCATCAACATACCAGTTTCTAAAAATTTCATGGGACTTTTTATCAAAGTCCATCATTTCTTTAATATGCCTAAATTCTTCTCTAATTTTAGTCTTTAATTTATCGCTTGCATTTACATTGGATAGTTCGATCTCTACAGGAGAATCATAAAGATCGCTGACAATTGCTTCATTTACGATGTCTTCAACAGCAGCATCACACTCTGGGTGAAGTGCCATTTCACGATATCTTCTGATAAGATCAAATTCTGTTCTATATACTCCCTCAATATCTACATATTGACCATAAAAACCACTCGCAATATAATGATCAACCCCGTCCTCATTGGTTTGAGGGACGGGGGATACTACAGAATCCGGTTTTTGTGAAGAATCGTCAATTGAAAATCCGAAGAGTTTTGCCATTTTATAAATTTAAAACCGTTTATTTTAACTATTTATCAGGTGTCTCAACTGATGTTATCTCCACCAGCACCAGGTGCTGTTCCTCTAATTGCTTCCCACCACTGAACTTGTAGTTCTACAGTGAACTCTTCGATGGTATCGGTTGTATCGTATGAAAGATCAATTTGGGAAACATTAGTTGGGAAAACATCATGGAACTTATAGGTTCTTAACTTTTCTCCATCACGATCGAGTTGATGAACATAAGCATTGGCAATGTATGATGTGGGATCAGTTAATCCTTGAGCAGTTTCAACATTATTAATTTTATTCATCCAGTTCTCGAAAGCATGGCGAATAGCGAAGTCGGTGTCGTTAATTACGGTAACCGTCCAGGTATCAAAGGTTCTGTCTCCAGCAACCTTTAGCACTCTTCCTCTAAATGCCACATCAATAGGAGTAACATTTGAAGCGGGGAGTGCCGCTGTTTTTACAAGGAAGTTTGCCAGATCGTTACTTGCTCCAGTTAAACCACCGACTGCTGTTGGGAATGCTAACTCAACCTCAAAGAGATTGGGTCTTGCACCACCACCCTTAAGTCTTGCTTTAAAATCTGAAATTGTTCTTAATGCCATTGTTAGATACCTCTAAAAATTAAACGGTTCCGATAATTTCTTCAAATGAAACACCAGATCTGGTGGCGACAAAGGTCAATCCAATGTAGTTAATTGATCTAGCAGGTTTGATAAAGATATCAGCAACAAACTCATTGCTATCTATGATTGCTGCCGTGTTATTGGTTTCGTCACAGATAACTCTGAAGTCCTGAATACCTCTCTTCGCCTGAACATCACGAAGGAATGGTTCGACAATATTTACAAAGTTTGTTCTTGTCGTTTCGTCGTTGAATTCGAAGAGTTGATCTTTAGCAGCAGCGGAGATCGCATTTTCCAGGTAGATGAACAATCTACGAACATTGATTCTGTCGAAAGCAGAAGACTTGGCGAGACCAGTCTTATCTCCAAAGAGAACGATTCCAGAACCAGGAGTAAAGATTACAGAGTTGATTCTGTTAGAATACAGTCTGTCTCTTTGTGACTTGGAAGGATTGTATGCGAGTTTTACTGCGTTAAGGATAGCACCTCTGGTTGTTCCTGCTGGTGAGAACCATGGGAAGTTGTTGATATCTGTTCTGGCACAAAGACCAGCAATATCTCCGTTCAGAGGAACATATCTGAATGTATCCGCAAACTTGTCATACATGTACTTGTAACCACTGTCAAAGATTGCGTATGATGAAGAAGTGATTGGTGAGTAGAAACTGATTACATTGTTGGTAATGTCTGCTGCCGAATTGACCGTTACGGTTCCGACAGTTCCATCACTCAAGAATGCGAGTCTATATGGTGAAATAAATGCTACAGCATCCTTTCTTTCTTCGGCAACTGAAATCAGTTTATTGGCAAGAGCCTGGGCACTTTCCTTTGGATAGTTGGCAGATCCCATAAGCAGGAAATCTACTTCATACTCTTCGCTATTTGAGAATAGATCGTAACCAGTAGACAGTCCGCCAATAGTAGAGGTCAGTGCTCCACTGGCAGTGATATCTGTTCCAGCATCATAGTTCTTACCACCAGCAAGAGTCAGAGTGTTTGCTCCAGTGGCACCAAAGAGGATTGAATCGGTATCTTGATCCCAACCAGTGTCAGTGGCAAGAGTAAATCCTGAACTAAATCCAGTGGTTGTGATTCCTGCAGGAGCAGATCCACCAAAGATGTACTGCGAATTAGATGCGAGATACTTTCTCCAGTAAGATGGGGATCCTACAGAATACTCGGCATCTTTTGCCTTGGAAAGACTCAAGTGCTTTTCGAGGATGGTTCCAGCATTACCGCTTACGGTTCCTTTATCATCAATAACAACAACATGAACTTCATCGAATCTTGAATTTCTTGCTGCGGCAAATGATGAGGTTGAAGGACGATCGGCAATGTTGTTCCAAGAAATCGCCGTATTATTGGACAGCGAAATTGTTTGCTGATCGAACCAGTCTAACTGTGAAGTATAGGATGTCGATCCAGCAGCAACTGACTGACCAGAAGTGTGAATC